CTGCTAGAGGTTTATCTCGTAATGATGGATTATACAAGCACTCTACACTTGCGTAAAAGTTGTTCATATCTGAAAGTAATATAACTCTTTCCATGTAACTTATCTCACCTCATTTTATAGAACATAAGTTCCCAATACGTATAACACTACTAACCTCTTTGTTGCCTATACTTATATCTCTTATATTACAAAGACTTTTATTAAAACCCTTATCAGCAAACCCCTTTCTATATTCTAAAGGAGTACAATTATATTCTTTCTTAAAAACCTTATAAAAGTAACTAGTACTGGAGAAGCCGTTCATTAAAGCTATCTCTGTCATATTTTTATTGCTGTGTATAATCATATCTGTTGTTTTTTCTAATCTTATTTTATTTAAATAATTTTGAAACGACATTCCAATATTATCTTTAATGCAATGGGACAAAAAATGATAATTAAGATTGAATTCACTTGCTACTTCACTTAATGTAATATCAGTATTATATTTTTCGTTAATAAAGTTTATAATATTGTCAATTCTATTGTCTTTTCGAACTTCACAATACTTTGATCCTCTTTTAACCTCAAAATTATTATATAAATGTTCTCCTATTAAATAAACATAACTACAGGCTTTTAATTCAAATCCACTTTCTCTTTTTACTAAAACTAATAATACATTAGCAATTAAATTTCTCATTTCATCATATATATACTTATTATTATCATTTTCAAAAATAGAGTTACATTTAAAATAGATGTAATTATAGCTAGGGAAACATCTGGTTAATGCTCTAACATTGATTTTAAGAGATACAAATCTATTTTTACTTAAACTCGTAATTGAATGTGTTTCATTCCCATTTATTAATATAAAATCATCTTCTTTGAGAGTGCTTATTTCATTTCTAATATTTACATTTATACTTCCTTCTAAAACTAAAATGAACTCTAGTTCTTCATGACAATGAATGCTGGAACAGCTATCTTTATGTAAAACTACATCAATTGGAAAAGAATTCTGGTCTATTTTATTAATAAATTCATTATTCATTACTACTCACTCCTTGTTATTCATTAAGAATAATAATTTGCGATCTATAGATTCGTCTTTATTTGCAACAATAATATATATTAAGAATTTCGTTGTTAAATGTAAAATACCCATTGTTAATAATATGAAACACATTGTGTCACAACAAATTTAGTTACTTTCATCGGAAACATAAATGTAAAGAACTCTTGACTTTAAGTAATAAGATGTTACAGGAGATGAATTTTTTACAATGAATGAATAAGTATTGTATATAAAAAAGGGGTAGCAATTAAGCTACCCTTTTTGATATTCTCTACATTCTGTAGGCAAT